TTTGCGTGTAAATATATACAAATTATTTCATTGGATGAAGGTCTTGTACCTTTTTCAATGTATGATTTTCAAAAAGATATATTAATGGATTTCCATGAAAATAGATTTAACATTGCAAAACTCCCTCGTCAGACAGGTAAGAGTACTACTGTTGTGGCCTACCTCTTACATTACGCTATCTTCAATGACAGTGTTAATATTGGTATACTCGCTAACAAAGCTTCAACTGCAAGGGAACTACTTGGAAGACTCCAATTAGCATATGAGAATCTACCGAAGTGGATGCAACATGGAATATTAGTATGGAACAAAGGTAATGTTGAACTTGAAAACGGATCAAAAATATTGGCTGCTTCTACGTCTGCTAGTGCAGTTAGAGGTATGTCCTTCAACATTCTATTCCTTGACGAGTTTGCATTCGTCCCTAACCACGTCGCAGAGCAATTCTTTGCATCGGTTTATCCTACTATTACTTCTGGTAAATCAACTAAAGTCATAATCATATCTACTCCTAATGGTATGAACCACTTCTATAAGATGTGGGAAGATGCTAGAAATGGTAAGAATGGATATGTTACGAATGAAGTACATTGGTCACAAGTACCAGGCAGAGATGCTAAATGGAAAGAGGAGACATTAAAGAACACTTCCAAGAGACAGTTTGCTCAAGAATTTGAATGTGACTTCCTTGGATCTGCTGATACTTTAATATCACCATCCAAACTACAAGCAATACCATTTGAGGATCCAATACAAAGCAATGCAGGACTTGATGTATATGAAAGAGGTAAAGAAGGTCACGAATATATTATTACTGTTGACGTTGCCAGAGGTATCGGTGGCGACTACAGTGCTTTCATCGTGTTTGATATTACCACACTACCGTATAAAATCGTGGCCAAGTACAGAGATAATGAAATTAAACCTGTACTGTTTCCATCGGTAATACTAGAAGTAGCAAAAGAATATAGATTTCCTTATATCCTAGTAGAAGTAAATGATATAGGAGATAGCATAGCGTCAACATTAAACTATGACCTTGAGTATCCTAACGTACTCATGTGTGCTATGAGAGGTAGAGCAGGTCAAATAGTAGGACAAGGATTCTCAGGTAATAAAACACAGTTGGGTGTTAAGATGAGTATCACTGTCAAGAAATTAGGTTGCTCTAATTTAAAAACATTATTGGAAGATGACAAACTTACATTCAAAGACTTTGATATATTAAGAGAACTTACAACATTTATTCAAAGAAAGCAGTCATGGGAAGCGGATGATGGTTATCATGATGACCTTGTAATGTGTATGGTACTCTTCTCTTGGTTAGTCATGCAAGACTACTTTAGAGAGATGACTGATCAGGATGTAAGAAGAAGAATTTATGAAGAACAAAGGAATCAAATAGAGCAAGACATGGCTCCTTTTGGGTTTGTTGATGATGGTTTAGGTGAAGATACATTTATAGATGGTGAGGGAAACCTTTGGGAATACGGGAATTCTGAAGTTAGTGTAGATTACATGTGGAATTACTAGGGGTGTTTCAAGTCCCCCAAGACTTTTAAATTGCTAAAACTTTGATAATTCTAAATAATTAGAGATAAATTGGAATTATCAGAGGAGAAAAACATGGCAAGTCAAGTCTCGCCTGGTGTAGTTCTTAGAGAACGTGACCTAACAAACGCAACAATCGTTGGAGATTCAGCTCTTACAGCTGCTATCGTTAGTTCATTTCAAAAAGGACCTATTGATCAGATTGTAAACATCGCCGATCAAAAATCACTCATCAGCGTTTTCGGTACACCCAAAGAAGCTAATGCAGAAGATTGGTTGGTCGCTTCAGAATTTTTAGGTTATGGCGGTAGACTCGCTGTAGTACGTGCTTCTAGTGGAGTACAAAATGCTGGTAACGGTGGTGGAGTTCTTATTAAGAATGACACAGCATGGACATCTGGCGTTGGTAACACTAAGATATTTGCTGCACGTTCTGCTGGAACATGGGGAAATGGAATAAAGGTTGTTGTAGCTGATCGTGGTGCTGACCAGATCATTACAATTGCTTCTGCACCATCTAATCCTCCTTCTGCTGGAGACACAGTTACATTTAATGTAAGTGGTGTTGCTAAGAACGCTGAACTAGTTGCAATAAGTGGATTAGATCTTACAGTTGTTCTTGACGATCCAACAGTTCTAATCTCTGACTCTGATAACATAGAAGGAACAACTATCAACGCTGGTAATGCTGGTGCTGATATTAATGTATCCGCAGCAATAGATGCTTATACAAATACATCTATAGGTTCAACAGGATTGAAACTATCTGCTATAGGACCTCGTCCTGGTACTTCAACCTTTGCATCTGCTAGAGGTGTCAAGTATGATGAAGTTCATGTTGGTGTTATTGACACAACAGGAGATGTCTCAGGTGCTGCTAATACAGTTTTAGAAAGATTTACTTTCCTTTCTAAGATATCTGATGCTAAGAGTCCTGAAGGTGGTTCACTCTACTACAAGGATATTATTAACGATCAAGCACAGTTTGTTTTCCACGGTGCTGATATTGGAAGTTTATTTGAACCAAACAGTTCAGGTGGTGGTAAGGCATGGGGTGTTGCATCATCTACTCTTGCTTCTGGTGATTACTTCAAACTATCAGGTGGAAACGAGACAGGTCTAAGTGGTGGTACAGATGACTACGCTTATACTGCTGGAGAAGCAACTGCTGGATATGATTTATTCTTAGACACTGAAGAGACAGAGGTTGACTTTGTTCTTATGGGTGGATCTATGGGAACTGAAGCAGATACTAAAACTAAGGCACAGAAAGCAGTTGCTATTGCTGCTGCAAGAAAAGATTGTGTAGCATTTGTTTCTGCATTTAAAGGTAACCAAGTTGGATCAGGTGGATCTGCTCTTACCTCAGCACAGCAGAAGACAAAGACACTTAACTACTTTAACACTATTACTTCAACATCATATGCTGTTTTAGATAGTGGTTACAAGTACATGTATGATCGTTTTAACGACAAGTATCGTTATGTAGCATGTAATGGTGACGTTGCTGGTTTATGTGTTAACACTTCTACAACAGTTGCTGATTGGATTTCACCCGCAGGATTATCTCGTGGTGGAGTTCGTAACGTAGTTAAGTTAGCATACAATCCTAATAAAGCAGATAGAGACGAACTCTATCAAAACAGAATTAACCCTATTGTAAGTTTCCCTGGAACTGGTGCTGTATTATTTGGTGACAAGACTGCTCTTGCATCACCTTCCGCATTTGATAGGATTAATGTTCGTCGTCTATTCCTTAATATTGAGTCTAGAGTTGAAGCACTTGCTAAGAGTGTTCTGTTTGAACTCAATGATGAGGTTACTCGTTCTGGATTCCTTTCAAATATTAATTCATATTTGAATGACATCGTTGCACAACAGGGTATCACTGACTTCCTAGTTGTATGTGACACATCAAACAATACAGCAGCGGTTATTGACCGTAATGAATTTGTTGCGGAACTGTTCATCAAACCTGCTCGTTCCATCAACTATGTAACAGTAACATTTACTGCTACTAGAACTGGTGTATCGTTCAGTGAAGTCATTGGACGCTAATTCGTTAAATATATAAGAAGAGGACATTTAAAACAATGGCAATTACAAGCAACGTATCAAATTTTCTAACACAGGTTAAACAGGGTGTCAGACCTAATATGTTTCAGGTGGACATTACGTTCCCTGGTACAGTTGAGGCTGATCAAACTCTAGTTTCATACATGTGTAAGTCTGCTGCCCTTCCAGCATCAAACATTGGTGTTATTGAAGTTCCATTCAGAGGAAGAACAGTTAAGATTGCTGGAGACAGAACATTTGATAACTGGTCAGCAACATTCATCAATGATAAAGAGATGAAGTCTCGTGCTTATTTTGAGCAATGGTTGAACCAGATCAATACACATAAAGCAAACACAGGTGATATTACAGACCCTACAGCGTATGGTCGCTCAATTGTAATTAAACAACTTGAGAAAGATAACTCACCAGCTGGTAAAGAATTAAGATCATATAAGTTATGGTATGGATTCCCAATCAGTACTTCCGCAATTGATCTTGCTTATGATAGTAATGATCAGATAGAAGAATTCTCAGTTGAATTTCAGTATTCTTACTGGACTGTTGGAGACGATAGTGATACAACTGCTGGAGATAGCGGAATTTCTATCCTATAAATAACAGTAGGAAACACTTAGTTTAATTAGTAATGGGTCAATTATTTGGCTTTCAAATAAACCGCAAGACAGAAAAGAAAGGTCAATCACCAGTACCTCCTCTCGCTGATGAACCTGTCTCAATTGCAGCTGGCGGTTATTTTGGAACATACGTAGACACAGATGCCACCGCAAGGAATGAATACGAACTTATCCGTAGATATAGGGATATGGCTCTTCATCCAGAGGTGGATTCTGCTGTTGACGAGATAGTGAATGAGTTTGTTGTTTCTGACAACAACGATACATGCGTTGATATTAATCTAGAAAATCTAGATATCGGTGCAGGAGTTAAAAAGAAAGTAAGAGATGAGTTTGATTTTATCAAAAGATTAATGAATTTTGATAATCGTGCTCATGAAATTATTCGTTCGTGGTATATTGACGGACGGATTTTTTATCATAAAGTAGTAGATTTAGATAATCCAAAGCAAGGTATCACTGAATTACGTTACGTAGACGCAATGAAAATGCGTAAGGTAAGACAGAAACTTGGCAAGATGGGTAATGGAATGGATCCTCAGATCAAGAGAGTAGTTCAAGGAAGTGCTCTAGAACATGAATGGGGTAACTACATTGATTATTATTTGTACAACCCAAGAGGATATTTAAGGGGTGGTGCGATGGGTCCTGTGGGAGATATGTCTAACTCACAAGGAATTAAGATGGCAGTTGATTCAATTGCTTTCTGTTCTTCTGGACTACAAGATTTAAACAAAAGAATGCATCTTAGTTTTATGCACAAGGCGATTAAGTCTCTTAATCAACTCCGCATGATTGAAGATGCTCTTGTCATCTATAGATTGTCACGTGCTCCTGAGCGTAGAATATTCTACATTGATGTAGGAAATCTACCAAAGGTAAAAGCAGAACAATACTTGCGTGATGTAATGGCACGTTATCGTAACAAGTTAGTTTACGATGCATCTACTGGTGAGATCCGTGACGACAAAAAGCATATGAGTATGCTTGAGGACTTCTGGTTACCACGTAGAGAAGGTGGCAGAGGAACTGAAATCACTACATTGCCAGGTGGTCAGAACCTTGGAGAATTAAAAGACGTTGAATATTTTAAAAAGAAATTATACAACAGTTTAAACTTACCTCCATCTCGTCTTACTGACGATAACAAAGGATTTAATCTTGGTAAAACAACTGAAGTTCTGCGTGACGAACTTAAGTTTACCAAGTTCATTGGAAGAATGCGTAAAAGATTTGGAGAGTTATTCCATGACATTCTCAAAACGCAACTCATCCTGAAAGGAGTAATCTCTCCTGAAGATTGGGATGATATGAAAGAGCATATACAGTATGACTTTCTATTTGATAATCATTTCAATGAATTAAAAGAGAAAGAATTACAAATGCAACGCATTCAACTTGCAACTCAGATGGATGTATTTGTTGGTAAGTATTTTTCAATTGAATACATCCGTAAAAATATCCTTGAGCAATCTGAAAAAGAATACAAGGAAATTGACAAGCAAATGCAGAGAGAAATTGATAGAGGTCTTGCTATGGATCCTATTGATGTAACTCAAATGGATCAAATGGATCGTATGAATACAGCATATGCTCCAGAAATACAGTCACAGCAAGCAGATGACCAAGCAGCAATCAATCAAGCAGCTGCGGATGATGCATTTGAAAAACAATTAAAAATGGCAAAGTCGCAACCTACACCTACAAGTAATACTAAATAATTAATTATCATGGCTGAAGAGAACAAAACTGATCAGGCAAATCCTGAAGCTGGAGTAATGGACGTTGTATCACACATAGCTGATAACTCACGTGCAGATGCTATAGACAAACTTCAAGATATACTTTATGCAAGATCAAGTGATGCTGTTGACCAGTATAAAAAGAAAGTAGCAGCAACATACTTTAACGAACCCGCAGAGGAAACACCCAATGAAACTGATAACGGAAACGATTGAAAATGTACAAGTCATCACTGAAGGTAAAGGTGATACTAAAAAATTGTACATAGAAGGAGTATTCCTTCAATCCGAACTGAAGAATCGTAATGGACGCATGTATCCATTCCAAGTTCTACAGAAGGAAGTTGGTCGTTACAATGAACAGTATATTAAAACCTCACGTGCTCTTGGTGAACTAGGACATCCAGATGGACCTACAGTTAATTTGGATAGAGTTTCACATAGAATCATCTCTCTTGAAGAAGATGGTACTAATTTTAAAGGTAAGGCACAGATCTTAGATACTCCGATGGGTAAAATTGCATCATCACTTTTAGGTGAAGGTGTAAAATTAGGTGTTTCATCCAGAGGTATGGGTTCTATTGATAAACGTGAAGACGTAAATGTAGTCATGGATGACTTCATGTTAGCAACAGCAGCAGATATAGTTGCTGATCCTTCCGCACCTGATGCTTTTGTTAATGGTATCATGGAAGGTAAAGAGTGGGCTTGGGATAATGGCATACTAAAGGAGACTGAAGTTGCTAAATATCAGAGTTACATGAACAATGCAACACGCAAAAACCTAGAGGAAAGAACACTTAGAGTGTTTGAACATTTCCTTTCAGGTTTATAATTAACTAAATAAACATAGATTATTCACAGTAATTTCAGGGAAGACTTACGATGTCAAATACATTAAACGAAAAGTTTGGGGAATTCGCCACCGCACAGGCTGATGTTCTCAAGGAATATCAAGATCCTATGCCAACAGTAACTGCAACAGTAGTTCCTGGTGAAGGTTCCGATCCATCTCAAGTTTCGGGTGATCCACAGCAGAAATCAAGCGGAAAGGATGAACCATCAGGTTCTGATCCTAAAGTTCCAGAGGCTGTTGCAAGCGGACAATCAAGAAATGATCTTGGTGGTTCACAGTCACCTCCTCTTCACGCTGCTAAAGGTGAAGGAGAACAGAATCCTGGTGCTAAAGCATCTGCTCCTGTATCTCAGGATGGCAGTGCAACTTCAACTTCAGGTAAACCTGGTGATGAAGCAGGTCCTAATTCCCTTGGTGCTGAAATTACACACGGAACTTCTAAAGGTCCTGACGTGAAGTATCCAATTAAACCATCGTTTGAATCTGTGGATGTATCTGACGATGTAAAAGCCCTCCTTGAGGGAACCGAACTCTCTGAAGAGTTTGCTGAGAAGGCAAAGACTATCTTTGAAGCTGCCATCAAAGCAAAACTTGCAGAGGAGTACGACAAGATTGTAGAGCATTTCGCTAACGAAGCTGCTGAGAAGATATTTGCTGCTCAGGCAGAACTCGCAGAAGAAGTTGACGGAACTGTAAACTACGCCGTGACTCAATGGCTTGAGGAAAATACATTAGCTGTTGATCGTGGTATAAAGAATGAGATTACTGAAGACTTCATGGTAGGTCTCAAAAATCTCTTTGAAGAGCACTACATTTCTATCCCCGACGATAAAGTTGATGCGGTAGAAAGTATGGCTGAATCAATTCGTGAAATGGAAGAAAGACTAGACGAACAGGTCAAGTCCAATGTGAAACTTCAAGCACGTCTAAACGAGTCTGCAAGAATAACTATACTGAACACTGTTTCAGAAGGATTGGCAGATACTCAGAAAGACAAACTCAGCAAACTTGCTGAAGCAGTTCAATTCGTATCAGAGGAAGATTTTACCAAGAAGGTAACAACTTTCAAGGAAGCATATTTCTCAGAGAAGAAAACTGTAGCAACATCAGAAGTTGCTGATGAAACTCCAGTAGAGGGAATAGAAGCACCTGCTACAAATCCATCAATGGATGCGTATGCTGCTGCACTCGCTCGTTGGAAATAGATAATAATCAATTTACTTTTAAAAAAGAGAGATTAAACAAATGTTTAACGCACAAGCTCTAACAGAAAAGTGGAACCCTGTTCTCAGTCATGAAGGCACAGAGCCTATCAAAGACAATTATAAGAAAGCAGTAACCGCAGTTCTCTTAGAAAACCAAGAAAGATTCCTACGTGAAGAACGTGGAATGATCAATGAAGCAGGTGGTGCAGGCGGTAACGCTGTTGGTGCTATTGGTGCTTCTGGATTATCTGGTAGTGGATTAACTACACAGACAGGTGGACTTGCAGGTTTTGACCCAGTTCTAATCAGCTTGATCCGTCGTGCAATGCCTAACCTCGTTGCTTATGACATATGTGGTGTTCAACCAATGTCAGGACCTACAGGTCTTATCTTTGCAATGAAGTCACATTACGAAGCTAAAGGTACTGAAGCTTTATTCAACGAACCTGACGCTGACTTCTCTGGTGGATACGATGCATCAGCAAACGCTTACGATACAGCGAACCCTGCTGCTGGTACTAACCCAGGACTATTGAACGATGCTACAGGTGGTGGTATAACTGCTGGTAACTATGACAATGGTGCTACTAGAATAGCAAGAGAAGATGCTGAAGCTTTAGGAGAAAGCAGCAAGCTCTTCAGAGAAATGTCATTCAGTATTGAGAAGACTTCTGTGACTGCACAGTCCAGAGCTCTAAAAGCTGAGTACACACTAGAACTCGCTCAAGACTTGAAAGCGATCCACGGATTAGATGCCGAGCAAGAACTTGCTAACATCCTGTCTAGTGAGATCCTTGCTGAAATCAACCGTGAAGTTGTAAGAACAGTTTACACAGTTGCTAAGTCTGGAGCACAAAACAACGTGGCAAATGCTGGTGTATTTGACCTAGACGTTGACTCAAATGGAAGATGGTCAGTTGAGAAATTCAAAGGACTGATGTTCCAAGTAGAAAGAGATGCTAACGCAATCGCACAGCAAACTCGTAGAGGAAAGGGTAACTTCATCATCACATCTGCTGATGTTGCTAGTGCTCTTGCTATGTCTGGTACTCTAGACTACTCTTCTGGTTTAACTGGTGCTGGTGGTCCTTCCATCGGTGATGTTGATGACACAGGTAATCTACTTGTTGGAACAATCAACGGACGCATTAAGGTATTTGTTGATCCTTATTCTGCTAACGTATCTAATACTCATTACTACGTTGTAGGATACAAAGGTTCTTCACCTTATGACGCTGGACTCTTCTATTGTCCATACGTTCCCCTACAAATGGTCAGATCAATTGGTCCTGACACATTCCAACCAAAAATTGGATTTAAGACACGTTATGGTATGGTTGCTAACCCATTCGTTGTTAAAGCGAACGGTACTCCTGATGCTGAAGCACTCGGATCAGGTCTTAACCAGTACTACAGACGTGTACGTGTTGCAAACCTAATGTAATTCGGTTACGATATCAATTCAAAGGGAACCTTCGGGTTCCCTTTTTTTATTAAATATGTTATACTAATAAGATGTTACATAAAATATTAATATATGCTTCACCTATTGTATCTGCTGTTACAGTAGCTGCTGTCATAACAATAAAAAGTTGGAAGAAAAAAAGACCACCTAACATTAATATAACATGGGATGATGATGACGATGATGATTATACAGGAGGTCCTGGCGAAGGACCGTACTGGTGGTATACTAAATAGTAATTAACTTAAGGAATTGATATGGCTGCTAATTGGTACAGTGAGCAACCAAAAAATAGAAACTTTTTAATACCTGTAGGGTTTAAATTAGACCTACAGTTATTTTCTGGTGTAGATTTCTTTTGTCAGTCAGCATCCATACCAGATATATCAATGCCATTTGCTGAGGTTCAGACACCTTTCAGAGGTGTACCTATTGCTGCTAGTGGTGGAGTAGCATTCGGTGATTTGACTGTTAGGTTTATGGTGGATGAAGAGTTAAAAAATTATTACTCTATTCATAATTGGATCAGGACTTATGGACTTGCTGATTCTAGAACTGCTGAAGGCACACCAGATTTATATTCCAATGGTAGGTTGTTTGTTCTTACCTCTCATTCTAATGTAAATCATGTAATAGAATTTATAAATTTATTCCCAATAAGCTTGTCAGGAGTACCGTTTGATGCTACAGTAGGAGATGTAGACTACTTACTTGCTGACGTTACCTTTAAGTATGAGAAGTACGATATACTTGATGAGAAGATGAGACCATTTGCATGAATTTTGAAACCCTTCGTAATAAATTTGAAAAACTTAGAGCAGATTGGACAGAAGATAGTCACGTAGATTTTCAATTTAAGAATAAACAATACAGTGCTGATCTAGGACAGATCGCATTAGACATTCCTTTCTGCCATAATAAATACTTAAACCACTATACCGATATATCTCAGATTAAAACCTCACTTGAATTTGAAGTTCGCAAACTTGTAAAAGAAAAGCGTGAGTACTATGGAGGAGAAGCTGACGCAAGAGTATATGCCGAAAAACCTTTTGGCAATAGTATCAAGACATCTGAAAAGATGAAAGTATATCTAGAGTCTGATGATGAAATCATTAACCTAGAAGCGAAAATTAAATACCTAGATCAAATGCTTTATTGGATAGATCAGGTAATGAAACAAATATCAAATAGAGGATTCCAAGTCAAGAGTGCTATTGAGTGGGAGAAATTTATCAATGGACAGTAATGACACACCTCCTAGTCAAAAAGAAGAATGAAGTATACGTTACTGTTTATTCTCCAGAAGAATATGTTCATAGAGAACTAGCAGATTACTTTACTTTTGAAGTTCCCGAAGCAAAATATTTAAAAAAGAATCCTAGGTATAGACACTGGGATGGTACTATACAGTTATATTCACCTGCTACTGGTGCATTATATTGTGGTCTAACAGAACATCTGCATACATGGGCTCATGAAAAACAGTATGAGATAGAGTATGAGACTAGTGAATGGTATGGTGATATACATGAAGAGAATAATTTTGTATCACCAGCAGGTGTTAAAACCTTTATGGATAAGGTTTGCAATATAAAACCTCGTGTCTACCAATACAAGGCAGTCTACGAGGCTATAAAAAATAATCGTAAGTTGTTACTTTCTCCTACGGGATCTGGGAAGTCTCTTATGATCTACTCCATAGTCAGATACTATGCTGCCACCACAAAGAAGATACTTATAGTCGTCCCAACTACATCCCTTGTTGAGCAGATGGTCAATGACTTCATTTCTTACGGGTGGAATGCTGACGACTTTGTTCATAAGATTTATGGTGGTAAGGATAAAAATACAGATAAAGATATCATTATATCTACTTGGCAATCTATTTACAAGTTTCCCAAAAGATATTTTGATGACATAGATTGTGTCATTGGTGATGAAGCACATCTATTTAAGAGTAAATCGCTTACAGGCATCATGACTAAGTTACATAATGCTAAGTATAGATTTGGATTTACTGGTACACTAGACGGATCTAAGACTCATAAGTGGGTATTAGAAGGTCTCTTTGGATCTTGCGATCAAGTAACTAAGACAGATGATCTTATCAAGTCAGGTTACCTATCTAAATTTAGGATTAAAATACTGCTGTGTAAACACTCTTCTCAACATTTTGAAACATATCATGATGAAATAGATTATTTGGTTGAGCATCGTGGTCGTAATAACCTCATTAAAAATTTGGTTAAAGACCTAGAAGGTAACACCCTAGTACTATTTAACTATGTTGAAAAGCATGGAGAACCTTTATACGATCTAATAAATAGTAATGTCAAAGAAGATAGAAAAGTTTTCTTTGTTCATGGTGGTACTGAAGTAGTAGACCGTGAAGAGGTTCGTCTTATTACAGAGGAGGAAGACAATGCAGTCATTGTTGCCAGTTACGGCACATTCTCAACTGGAATTAACATTAAGCGTCTTCATAACATCATCTTTGCGTCGCCCTCCAAATCCCGCATCCGAAACCTACAATCAATTGGTAGAGTCTTACGTAAGGGAGAGGGAAAGAGTATAGCAACACTGTATGATATTGCTGATGATATCGGAGGTCAGAATTATACTATAAAACACCTAAACGAAAGGGTAAATATATACAATGAAGAGAATTTTAAATATGAAGTCATTAAGATAAATTTAAAAGCAAGTTAATGGAAGAAGATTTTATCGCTACAATTAAACTTACTACTGGAGAGGAACTTATATCTAAAGTTTCTTATATGCCTGATGATGATAGTCTAGTGCTAGAACATCCTATGGAAGTTTCTAAAGTAGATGATACTAGAAAAAATATAAGAGTAGCAGGATTTGCTTTAAGTGAATGGATTCATTCTACATTTGATCACATGTTTATTCTTCCTAAGAAACATGTTCTTACAATGACTGAAGTTGAAGACCCTAATATTAAAAATTTTTATACTGTTTCCGTACAGAGACAGGAAATTGAATTAACACAATTTAAAGAAGCTGCTAATCCTCAGCAGTTTACTCGTGATATGGGGAACTTAGGTTCCGTGAATAAAACTAAACAAGCTCTTGAGGACTTATATAAAAGAAGCTAGACTCCCCCGTTAACCCTTGACAGAGTTAGTCTACTACTTTTTAAACCACTTGTCAACCCCCCTTGACAATTGTGGTCATTTCCCCTACAATAAGGATAACAGAAATGCCTAGAATGAGAAAGAAGACAGAATATTATGTCAATAACAAAGAGTTTCTAGCAGCTATTACTGTCTATCGTGATTCTGTCATACAGGCACGTGACGATGGATCAGCAAGACCTCGTGTTCCTAATTACATAGGAGAATGTTTCTTGAAAATTGCTACACACTTATCCTATAAACCAAACTTTGTCAACTACATGTTCCGTGAGGACATGATATGTGATGGTATAGAGAATTGTTTACAATACATAGATAATTTTAATCCAGAGAAATCCTCTAACCCTTTTGCTTATTTTACACAAATAATTTATTACGCTTTTCTTAGACGTATACAAAAAGAAAAGAAGCAAATGGAAATAAAAAATAAAATTCTTGAAAAATCAGGATACGATGAAGTCATGCATACTGATTCATATACTGGTGATATGCAAGGAATGAATGCTAATCAAGCAGACATGGGAAGCATTAAAGAAAATATAGAAATCAAGATGAATCGCTAATGGATCCTGATGATAATCCATTCTGGGGAGAACCAACTCCTACCGATCTATGGAATGATATGGATAAACTAAATCAACTATATGATGAACTTGGATGGGATCATGTAGATTACTTAGAATTTTCAATTGAAGGAAACCATATTACAATAAGAAACAAATCTAGGGAAGGTAGATGAACAAAGAAAAATTAAAAGAATTAATAACAGTGCTCAAAGACATAACCTCTGAGTTAGAATCTGAAGTCTATTCAGATCTAGAAGCATATAAAACATATGGAGGGAAGAATATTTCTTATAATGATACGAGTGATAATGATGAACTCTGTGATTGAAATACAACTAGCGGTTGTCAGAAAGATGAAAGAGTGCTATCCTAATACTAGGGCAGCATATTTTATTGATACCAAACGCTGCATTATATTATGAACATATTTGTCACTGATCCAGATCCAGTCAAGTCTGCTCAAGTGTTACCTGACAAACATATTGTCAAGATGCCACTAGAGACCTGTCAAATGCTTGCTATTGTTGCATCAGAAAAGTGGGGTCATGGTTTCGGTACATTACCTAAAGTAGACGGAGCACCATACAAGACTGACAAAGGTGCATTCCGTAATCACCCATGTACTATCTGGGCACAGACTAACTTTCGTTGGTTGATAGAACATGGTCTTGCATTGTGTGCAGAGTATACACATAGATACAACAAGGTGCATAGTTGTCAATACACTATAGAGTGTGCTGACATTCTTTTCCCTGACTGTGACCCACCCAAGTCCTTTACACGTGCAATGCCTGATGAGTATAAACATAACACAGGGTATGACACTTTTACTGCTTACAAAAATTACATTAGCAGCAAACCTTGGGTTGCATCTAATTATCTTCGTGACCCATCCAGACAACCGCATTGGGTGTGACTAAATTAATTGGTATAAATGATCCACGTTACTTCTCACGTACAAGTAACGAACCTTATGATCGTCATTATTATAAAATAGTTTCTAAAGATAAAGAAGTAATAGTAGAATCATGGGAAGAGGTTCAAGAGTGGTGGTGGAATAACAATAATTCTCCAACATTTGATGCAGTTGTATATACTGTAGATAGACCAAAGAAAAAATCTAAAGGTTT